ACCTCGAGCGCCTGATACATGCGCCGGAAGGCGGCATGCAGGTTATGCAACTGCGGGGCCGACTGAGCGAGCTGCAGTTGGGTCTGGGCCAGAGTAACCCGCTGGGCCATCGAGAAGATGTTCGGATCGCTGACCGGAACCACGTCGACGCGGTCGTCGAAGTCCGCAGCGAACACCGTCCGCGACGCACCCGCAACATCGTAGGGGTATTCCTGCGGCAGGTTGTCGGCAAAGATGCGAGCAAGGATGCGGAACTCGGTCTTCTGGGCGTAGTGCAGACGCTTGTGGATCGCCGACATGACCTTGGTGCCGCGCTCGATCAGAGCGACGGTGGTCCCGACCGGGGCCTCTTGATTCATGTTGCTGGTCTGCTCGTCTGCCAGCGACGCGAACCGACGGCCAGCTTCGATCAGGCTGCCAAGAAGCTGGGCCAAGGTGGCGCTCGGCTCTTTGTACGGCAGCGGCATGATCGAGTTGCGAACGTCCCCGCCGGGGGCGTCAATGTCACGGAACTCGCCCGGCTGGATCGGCTCGTCGCTGTTGCGGACCCGAATACCCTTGGCCTTAAAGCCGCCCGGCAGGTTTGCCAAAGTTCCAGCGTCGATAAGCTGGCGCAGGATTGATGTCGTCGCACGGCCGAGGCCGCCGATCATGTGGATCAGGCCGAAGCCGTAGAAACCCAGACCCGGCAGGAACTTGTAGTGGACGAAGTACTGATACTTCTTGGCAAGCTCGGTATTCTCTTCAAAGTTCCGGCGGATCGACAGAATCTTGGACGAGCCCTTGTCGATGGTCACGATGTACGGCAGCTGGATTCCGGTGGGTTCGCCCTCCGGGTTGAGGTCCTCGAAGCCCTCGAGGTCAATGTTCACGTGCATCTCGAGCAGCGTGTACATCTCGTCGAGGTAGCTCTTCGCAGTGCCCTGCAGCTCGTCAACCTTCTCGCGAACCTGATCGGTGGCCTCGTCCGTCGCGACCAGTTCGATGTCGCGGTACATGCCAGAGACCTGCATCTTGCGAAGGTCGTTCGGGTCCATGCGCAGGACGTGGGTCACGCGCGGGGCGGTGTAGAGGTCGCTGGCAAAGTATGGGATAACAAGGTCCTGCGCCGGGATGAACTTGGCCACCGCGCGCTGCAGACCGACGTCCCAGTAGACCTTCTTAAAGCAGGAGCCCGAGAGGGGAAGATAGAACAGAAGCTGGTCCATGTCCGGGTCATATTCTTCCATGACCTCGGTAATTTCGTAGTTCATGAAATCCCGAACGCGGGCCGCTTGGGCCTCACGCTCCGGGTCTTGCATGCCCATAACGCCTGTCTTGACCGGGCCGCCCGCGGGCAGGAGTTCCTTGTAGGCCTGCGCCTGAAACTGAGTGACGGACTCGGCGATGAGCGGGTGTGTCACGCCCGACGCACCTTGGAACGGCTCGGTGCGCTCGATGGTCTTTATGCCCAGAAGGTCTAAGCCTTTGGTGTAGGCCTCTTCCCACTCTTCGCGGGACAGAAGGTCGTCCTCGTAGGCGGCGACCAGATCGCTGGCAAGGCTGCCAAGATAGGAGTCCTCGAGATATTCTGCGAGGTTCGCGTCGTGAGGAATTTGGACCTCGGCCTCCATGGCCATGAGCGCATCCGCGACGGCCTGCACCATCGCGCCGCCGTCCTCGGTCTCGGTAACCACAGCCCCGCCAGAGAAGTCCTCGGCCGTTGGCATGGAGAACTCGACTTCCGGGATTTCTTCGTCAGCGCCGCCCTGCATGAAGCCGCGATCAGTCAACGAACCTGCCATACGAGGTGCGACAGCCATCAGTAGTACTCCCGTTTGCGTGGGATGAAGTCATCCCCGACATCTTCGCCATCCAATGACACAAAGCCACCCTGACGGAAACGCATTAAAGCCAGCGTCATGCTATCACAAAAGTCGTCGTGATCGCCATTGGGAAAAGAAGTCACCTCTTCGATGACGTCCTCGGCAAAGCTCTTGGCCTCAGGTGCCCAGACAACCCCAGCCTCGAAAAGCGGCGCGACCATGTGCATTCTACTAACCTTGTCCCTGCCGCCACCCCGGCCGCCCGGCGAGAAGCCAAGGGCGGGGATGTTTTTCAGGCGCAGTTCGTCGATGAGCGGCTGCCCTGTAGCCTTAGCTTCGACAAGAACCATGTCGGGTTGCCAGTACTCGTGCTCGTCAAACGCCACCTGCTTGAGCTCCGGAAAGCTCCATCGGCCCCTCTGGGCGTCAAGCAGAATGATGTGGTCAGGGCCATCTATTTCCGGCTTGAAGATTCCCCACGTCGTGATCGCCGAATAGTCGGCGCTTTCCTTCTTCGAGAAGGCCGTATCGTAGGCCTGAAGGATGTAGTCCAGACGCGGGATGTCTTCCTTCTCCCACATCCTCCACCAGTCCTTTCGGATGATGCCTGCGTCAGAAGTCGTTGGCTGTTGCTGCCACTGGGCCGACCACTTGGCGGCCGGAAGCGAGGCCTTGATCGACAGAAGCGCATTCTTTTCCCAGAACTCTGGCCAGAGCGGATCGCCAGACGGCATGAGGGCCGGGAACTCCACGACCTCCCACTGGTCGGACATGATGTCGGAGCCTTGCGCCTGTAGCAGGCGGCCAGTCAGGTCCTTCTTCCCCCAGCGCGTCATGACGACGATGATCGCTCCGCCGGGCTGCAGACGCTGGCGGGGACCGGAGGTGTACCATTCGTAGGCGTGGTCAAACGCCGTCTCGGACAAGGCGTCCTGTTCCGAATGCGGGTCGTCGATGATGAACAAGTCGGCACCACGGCCCGTCACAGCCGCGCCCACACCAGCCGCGAAGTATTCGCCAAGCTGGTCGGTTTGCCATTTGCCCGCGCCCTTGTTGTCTTCCTTCAGATTCGTCTTCGGGAAAATCTCTTTGTACTTGGGGTCGTCAATCAGGTCTCGGACCTTGCGGCCGAAGCGGACGGCAAGCTCTGTGTTGTGCGTAGCCTGAATGATCTTGAGCTTTGGGTTCCGGCCAAGGAACCACGCAGGCATCAGGAACGACGCAAACTCTGACTTCGAGTGGCGAGGCGGCATGTTGATGATCAGCCGCTTGAGCTCCCCACGCGCGACGCGCTCGAGCTTTTCGGCGATGATCCGATGGTGTCGGCCCTCGATGAAGTTCTCGTAAACGTGGTGCGCAAACGACATAAAGCTGTCCTGCGCTTTCTCGCGCAGGTCCAGCTTCCGTTTCGCTTCTGTCAGCAGAAGCAGCTCTTTGAGGGCTGCTTCTGGGAGGGTGTCGAGACTCATGTACGGATGGGCCCACCATGTTGGATCAAGTTGCCGTTTTCGTCATGACTCCAGTAGGTGGGGAGGGGAACCGTGAAGGAGGGAGGGGTGTCTGGAGCACCCGGAACATACGGTGTGTATCCTTCCAACGACCCTACCCCCACAGGCTGGTAGTACGGCGCGACAATCGGCCTAACCGTTGGTAGCCCGCTTGTGGCCGGAGCACAAGTGGTTGTTCCGTCAGCAAAGGTGACCAGCTCGTAGCCGGGAGGGCAGCCAGTCGGAGCGGGCGGGGTTGTGGGGGTGGTTTCTCCGCCACCGCCACCGCCGCCACCGCCACCGCCACCGCCACCGCCACCACCGCCACCGCCGCCCGTACCCGTGCCGATTCCAGTGCCGATTCCGCCGACAGTTGTTCCGTCTCCCGTACCCGTTCCAGTTCCGGTACCCGTTCCGGTTCCAGTGCCTTCACCAGTTCCGGTTCCAGTGCCTTCACCAGTTCCAGTGCCAGTTCCAGTTCCAGTTCCAGTTTCAGTGCCAGTGCCAGTGCCAGTTCCAGTTCCAGTGCCAGTGCCAGTTCCAGTTTCAGTGCCAGTGCCAGTGCCAGTGCCAGTGCCTTCACCAGTTCCAGTTCCAGTGCCAGTTCCAGTGCCAGTTCCAGTGCCAGTTCCAGTGCCAGTTCCAGTGCCTTCACCAGTTCCAGTGCCAGTGCCAGTTCCAGTGCCAGTTCCAGTGCCAGTTCCAGTGCCTTCACCAGTTCCAGTGCCTTCACCAGTTCCAGTTCCAGTTCCAGTTCCAGTGCCTTCACCAGTTCCAGTTCCAGTTCCAGTTCCAGTTCCAGTTCCGGTGCCTTCACCCGTTCCAGTTCCGGTGCCTTCACCAGTTCCAGTTCCAGTTCCAGTTCCAGTTCCGGTTCCAGTTCCGGTTCCAGTGTCTCCACCGCCGGGCTGGCCAGTGTCTCCACCGCCAGTGTCTCCACCGCCGGGCTGGCCCGTATCAGGGATAAGCGTATCGATTCCGCCAGTGTCTCCACCGCCGGGCTGGCCCGTATCAGGGATAAGCGTGTCGATTCCGCCAGTGTCTCCACCGCCGGGCTGGCCCGTATCAGGGATAAGCGTGTCGATTCCGCCAGTGTCTCCACCGCCGCCCGTCGTGCCGCCGCCGGGGCTTGTCTGTGTGGCCGTGGTGGTTTCTCGACCGCCGCCGGGGCTTGTCTGTGTGGCCGTGGCGGCAGACCCTCCGGGGAGACCGCCGGGAGTAAACGTCCCCGGACCGCCCGTCGGAAGAGCGGCGTCTGCCGTAGAAGCAGGGAGACTCCCGGGGGTGAACGTCCCCGGACCGCCCGTCGGAAGAGCCCCAGTCGAGCTTGCCGTAGAAGACGGGTACATCTGGTTGAACTGGTCTTCCGAGATGATCTCAACCTGCATCGGCTGTGTCGTCTGGGTCGGACGATACACCTGCTTCGGTCCGGCCGGGGTGTCGATGGTCACAACGTCTTGCGCCCGAACGATGCCCGGGGTTGTTGCTGTGGAGGGCTGGAACGGAGCGTTCACCGGAGTTGCCGCGGACGGCTTGGCAGGCTGTACTGAGGGGAGCGTTTCTGGTGCCGTGGCCCTTGGTGCGTTGACCATGGCCTGCATCGCGGCCCGAGAGGATGGGGTGGTGGTCAACTGGGCCGTGCTCGAAGTCGGTGATACCGCTCGAACACCCGCAGGAGTACGCGTCCCAACCGCCATATTTGCCCGCATTGCGTCGGTGGAGCTGAGCTTGCTGCCCTCTTTCAGGTCCATCGCAACGGACATGCCCTTGGAAACAGTGTCTCCGGCTTTGAACGTATCCCTACGCGCGGGGGTCGACGCCGGGGCCGAAGACTTTGGAGCCGACGAGACGGCCTGTGCGGCCGGGGACGCTTTTACGCCTGCCGCCGTGGAAGACTTTGACACGGACTTTGTGCCTGCCGGGGTGGAGACAGAGACTGTTCCAGACTTGGCAGGGGCCGACTTGGAGGGAGCCGAAGACTTTGCTGGGGCGGAGGACTTGGCCGCAGTTGCGACGCCCTGCGCGGCCGGGGCCGACTTCACGCTTGCTGCCGAAGACGACTTTGAGACCGACTTCATGCCTGCCGGAGTGGAAACAGAGACCGTTCCGGACTTGGAAGGCGCAGCCGACTTGGAAGGCGCAGCCGACTTGGAAGGCGCAGCCGACTTAGACGGGCCAGACTTAGACGGGCCAGACTTACCGCCGCCAGACTTACCGCCGCCAGACTTACCGCCGCCAGACTTACCGCCGCCAGACTTACCGCCGCCAGACTTACCGCCGCCGCCGCCTCCACCACCGCCGCCGCCACCGCCTCCACCACCGCCGCCGCCAAAAACCGGGCGCTTGAGGAAGCTATCGATCATCCGAACAGACATGTTCTATCCACCCTTGTTGGGGAAGACCCCGTTTCGTGGCCCACGGTGCGCGAACACATCGCGGTGGCCCTCGTACCGCTCTCGGAATAACCGGCGAAGCTGGCGACACACCCACAGTACATCATTTTTACCGCCCGGGACAATCAGATCGACGACCAAAAGAACCTCGCCGTCCTCGCGAGAGAAAATCTCGGCCCCGCAGTACTCTCGAGTGCCGTATTCCTCATGTGTCATGAAAGCCCACGTAGCAAAACCCACCAAACGCCCCTCCCGCCAGAAAACACGGGCCTTTCCATGCTCAAAAGCAGGCAGAAGACGCCAGTTTATAGTCTGGCAGGGAAAATTTGAGTAGGGTTCGACCGTCGTCCAGAGCTCAAGAGCCGCCAAAAAGTCCTTTTCGGCAAAACTCACTGCAATCCCCGCAGCCGCTCCACCGCCGTCATGGTCGAACGCGCCTCCGGAAGGGCAAAAATCCCCTCTCCGCTCGGTGCAGCCGTCCGGCCGCCGCCCTGAGCGTTGATCGCGGAGAACCTTGCTAGGTCCTCGGCCATCGCGCCTTGGTCCTCGGGCCGGAAACGACCCAAAACCGACTCGATGAGCGCTTGTTTGTCCTCATCCTCGGCCGTTCCGAACATCAGGTCTTCGCTGGGCAACGAACCGGGGGTTCCCATGGACAAGCCGCCCGGAACGTCGGGCTGCATCTTGCCACCAAGGATGGTCGCGACGTAGTTTTGGGTCTCTTGGAAGGCCGGGATTCCGCCTGCTTTGTCCACGGCCCCCGGTCCGGCGTTGTACGCCGCCAGAGCGAGGCCGTAGTCGCCATAGCGATCCAGCATAGCCCGCATGTATTCGGCCCCGAAGCGCAAAGCCTCCTCGGGGTCCCGTGGGTCAGAGATCGGTTCGATCCCGAATCCCGGATCGCGGGCCGTGTCAGGCATGATCTGCGCGATACCGACAGCGCCCTTTGGGCTGACCGCGTCAGGGTTCAACCCGCTCTCCTGCATCATCTGACGCACGAAGATTTCGGGATCGAGCCCATAACGTCGGGCATAGGACGCTGCCAGTTCGCTGTAGTTCATGTCTTACTTCTTCTTGCCTTTGACCATGCCGCCGGACATCATGCGGCGAGGCTTGCCGCCGCCGTAGCCGGGAGCTGCAGCAGTGCCGCGACCGCCGCCAGTGCCAGCGCCGCCCTTGGGGCTGATGGGCCGGGGTGGGGTGACGGTGGGCTTGGGCGGAGTGGGCCGAGACGGAGCGCCAGCGCCGGTGGTGGGCTTGGTGGCGCGGACGCGTTCCATATACTGCGATTTCGTCTCACCGGCGTTCTTTGGCATGTTGTTCATGCCGGGTGGGGGCTTTCTCATGGTGTCGAAACTCCTGTCGACAGAGGGCTGAACTACTTCTTCTTGCCTTTGACCATGCCGCCGCGCTTCATGGCAACGGGCGGCGTTGCTGCAGGAGCTGGCTTGGGCTTGGGCTTGGGCACATCGGACCCACGAACCTTCATGAGGCGGGCCTGCTCGGCCTTCCGCTGTTCCGCGGTGCGCGCAACCGGAGCGCTCATTGTGGTGCCACGCAGTCGTTCAAGGCGGGCGCGGCTGGCCTTGCTAACGGCCAGTCGTTCGGCTTCCTTGGCTTCTCTGGCCAGTTGGGCCGGGGTCTTGGTGGGAGGGGTCATAGCCATAATGTCGAAACTCCTTGTCGACAGAGGGTTAATAGGTTCCGGAGAACTTAAAGCCGGATACCTGCTGCTTGCCGGATTCCGGCAGAGCGATGCCCTTGGTCCCCGGATAGTCCAACTCGGACATCTTGGCGTCGTAGTCGGCCGCCTTCTTGTCAGAGGTCTTGACCTTTACGGCCTTGATCTTGCCAACGGTTTTCATCACATCGATCCTTTGTACTTGCCACCGCGGCCCGCCATCACGCAGCCGCCGTCCTTGTAACCGACCATGCCGCCCATGGCTTTCTTCACGGGGCTGCGCATCGGACGAGGCGACTTGCTCGGGGCAGACGACTTAGACATGCGGTCTTCGCGGGCAGCCTTGAGGTCCTGCTTGGTAGCCTTGGCATCAGCTCCGCCCATGGCGCGCATCAGGGTGTTGGTTTCTTTCAGGTCGGCCGGGCGGGCCTTGGGCCGGGAAGACTTGCCCATGGCCGACGAACGCGACTTGGGGCGAGGGGACTTGTCGAGCATCATGGCAGGCTCCTGCACAGAGTGGATTTTTCGAAGACTAGCACGACACGCTTCCACGTTCAACGCGCCCGTGCAAAGGCCCGAGGTCCGCGGAGCTAGTATAAATACTTCTCGATCCCCGCTTCTTGGTCCTCGGGCGTAAACCTCCCCGCCGACACCCTAACCCCTCCGACGGACATCTTCTCCCTGACGAGCAGAAGCTGCCGATCCAGCGCGACGAGCAAGTACAAATCCGGCGGGGAATGCGTATTCGTCGTGCGTGTGTTCAAAAACCGATACACCTCCCCATTCGGAGGCCGCGGCGGGACAGGCTTGGACGAGGTCTTGACCTGAACCCGGAGCATCCGGCCGCTGGGCGTCTCAACCCATAAGTCCGTGCCATAGATTGCTACGTGCGAGGCCCGCGAACCTCGGGCCTCCAAAATCGATGCGGCGAGGAACTCCCCCGCCCGCGCAACGCCCTCCGCCGCAACCATGAAAAACCTCCGGCCTGCCGCATGTTTTGGCAAAACCTACCACAAATACATGACAGATCATAGACTTGCCAAAAACAAGAAACCCCGCCTTGTGGGGCAGGGTTTCCCGGCTTCAACACCAAAGGGGAGGGTCACTGGCGGAAGCGGCAACCCCGTGGAGGACCGGGGTATCCGACTTATATCATACCAACAAACTGCTTGTATAGGGTCAAGGCGTCCTCCTCCTCGCGCAGATCGTCCGCATCCCGCTTGCGCTCTTTGACAAGCCGCTTGAGGGCGCGGATGTTGTAGCCCTTGGACTTCGCCACCACATAAAGATCGCTCTCGTCCTTCGATGCGTCAGCCTTACTGGCCTGCGCAGACTCGATCTGCTCCAGAATGTGTGACAACTCCCTCGCAGCCGTGTCGTTGGCCGTCTGGTTGTGGGCAGCGAAGTCGGGGTCTTCTTTGAACTTGAGTGCCATCACACGATCTCCCAATCTTCTGCCAGCATGTCGGTCTGGCTGGCAAGCCACGGAACCCGAGCGCCCGGGGTGTTCCGAGCATCGTCAGGGTAGTTCAGGTAGACGTATGGCAGCGTCATCTTACTACCAGCGTCAGGCCGCTGCAGCTCCAGCCACAGGCCCTTTCCGTTCCAGCCGTCTCTGGCAACCTTGTTGCCAGCCTTCAAGAATCGGAGCGCGTCTCCAAAGTCCATGTCAGCCCTCCATGGCAGGTTTGGTTGCAGCCTTCACCGCCCACATGGCCGCGCTTTCGACTTCAGTTTGGGCCAGCGCCTTGAGGCGCGTTACCTCGTTGTATTGGTCGCCGACGCCGCTCGTCGTTATCGTCTCGATCATATCGATCAGGTCCGCCGCTGCGCGCTTGATCCTGCCGACCATGTCGTCAGCAGACGGGTTGAAGTTGATCCCAACCCTGTATTCGCCTTTTGTCATGTCTTCCTCCTTGGTTCTTGGACCTTGGTAGATGGTTGGTTGTTCTTTGTCAACAAGTCCAAATGAAATTAGGTTGTATATTTTTTGGATGCTAGTTGTTTGTTTTTTGGAGGGGGTGGGGTTGGTT